ATAAGCACAGATGGGTTCGTGCAGAAGTCCGTGGGCACGATGACAGAGCGAATATGTCTAAACGTATTCGTGAAGGATTCGAGCCTGTAAGAGCGGAGGATCATCCTGAATTTGATGCTCCTACGATTGAGGACGGTAAACACGCTGGCGTAATAGGTGTTGGTGGTCTAATTCTCGCTAAAATTCCTGAAGAAACCGTTGAAGAACGTAATCATTACTATAACAGTAAGACTGCGGAACAACTTAGCGGTGTCGACAATGATTTACTGCGAGATAGTGATCCTAGAATGCCTCTGAGACAAAGCGACATTCGAAGGAACACGAAAGTAGAGTTTGGTAGTCGTGAAACGACTACTGATTAATTTCATCATTTTCCTTAGAGGATAAAATCTCATGGCTAATACTGACGCCCCTAATGGGTTCACTCCAGCCTACCACCTTTACGGTGGCGTGATTCGTCCTCAGAAGTTGCGTATTGCAAGTGGTACTAACGCCTCCATATTTACTGGGGACGTAGTTAACCTTTCTTCTGGGTATGTAATCCAAGGCACTGCTACGGGTACTCCTGCTGGAGTATTTGCTGGTGTTTATTACACAGCGACTGATGGCTCACCAACGTTTTCTAACATCTGGACAGCAGATGTAGCGACACTTGGTGGTGCTGATGCAGAAGCATATGTGTACACTGACCCTGCTATCGTATACGAAGCACAATTTACAGCGGGCACCCCTGCCGTAAGTTTCATCGGAAGTAAGTACACTATTTCCACAACTGCTGGCAGCACTTCTAATGGCCGTTCTAAAGAAGGTGTTACAGCGACAACCAGTAGCGGAATCGCGTTGTTGAACAGGTTCGTAGACTCCCCAAGCAATAGCATCGGTGCTAATGCTCGTGGATACTTTACGTTCCCAACTAACGTATTCGCTGTATAGTCTGAGGAGAGTAACTAATGGCTATTAATAGAGCGCAACTCGTAAAAGAGCTTGTTCCTGGCCTTCATGCTCTTTTCGGTTTAGAGTATGATCGCTACTCAGCAGAGTACGAAGAAATCTTCGAAACTGAAACTTCAGAACGTGCTTTTGAAGAAGAGGTAATGCTGACTGGTTTCGGTGAGGCTCCTGTGAAATTTGAAGGTTCTGGTGTTAGTTATGACACCGCACAAGAATCTTTTACTGCACGGTATACTCATGAAACTGTCGCGTTGGCTTTCAGCTTGACTGAAGAGGCTATCGAAGACAATTTGTATGACACTTTGTCCTCTCGTTATACGCGAGCACTAGCTCGTTCTATGATGACCACCAAAAACATTAAAGGTGCTAACGTATTAAACAATGCGTTTAGTTCTTCTTTCGTTGGCGGTGATGGCAAAGAACTTTGTGCAACTGATCACCCGACTGTGGGCAATGAGAATCAACGCAACGAACTTTCGACTGCGTCTGACCTCAATGAAACCTCACTAGAACAGGCGCTGATCGATATCGCAGCTTTTGAAGATGAGCGTGGTCTTAAGATCAATGCTCAAGCTAGAAAGTTGATTATCCCTACTGCACTGCAATTCGTTGCAGATCGTCTTCTGGAAACCCCAGGACGAGTAGGCACTGCGGATAACGATATTAATGCAATCCGTAACATGGGCATGGTTCCTGAAGGATACACCGTTAATCATTATCTAACAGATACTGATGCGTTCTTCCTGACTACGG